GAACCATCCATGCGGTACTCTGTCCTACCAACAAGATAGCCCTGCTTGTCTTGCGACCAGCCCTGCTGGAAGCGCATTGACTGTGCGGCAGAGGTCTCTAGTAGATAGTCTGCCCACTTCGTTACATACTTCATGAGTAAATCCGTTTTCTGTTTGTCAGTTGTAAACACGCCATTGCTGGACATCACCTTCTTGAACTCTTCCTGTGCTGATACAGACTTCATGGGAAGCAGGAAGTCACGCACCCCATCTCTAGGCAACACAAGCCGCATGTTGAGACACTCACCTTCGTAGGGACTGAACAATCTCTGTGTGGGATACAGATCATGCTTAACCACCAGCACCGGATCAAAGGACTCAACCGATCCATCCTTCTTTGTCTTGGATTGCGGTTGATAGTAGATGCCACCATGAATCCCCATCAGGAATGGCCTCATGTACTCCGGTAGGTGGAGAGGTGTATTTTTCGGAACCTCCCGAACTGACTCCGCTTCCTCGGGGGCGGTTTCTGGCTCTTCAACTGGGGGTTTGGCAATGATGAATGTTTTGCCAAGGGCATAGGGGGATTTGAATTTGCCTCGGTGGGGGCAACCATCACATCCCTTGGGTCTGTGGCTTTGGAAAGTAGCGCAGGTATGCGTACCGTCAATCGCTTTGCGTATGTCATCGGCTTTTTTCTCAGTTTCTTCTGGTGTGTAATCTGGGTGTTCTTCTGATAAAAGGTGTATAGCCTCGTCGCCATCAACGCAAGCAATTGCAATCGACAGCGCAGAGCGCCACATAGGTTCAGGGCATGTCTTGGCATTTTCAATAGCCCACTTAATCTGAGCGCATCCTCTATCCTCAAGACTGTCTACGGCGATCTTGTCAAATCGGAATTCGTAGTTGTCCATGCCCAGCATCTTGCGGGTCTCATCATCCAAACCCTTAGCAACCCTCTTAAGGTTGAAGTCCAGAACATTGTCTGTCTTGGGTTCAACTTCTACTGCATCCAAAATGGATGTGAGCTGCTCGAACGGGTATGTGACGATCTCACTGAGTAACTCCGAAGGCAACGGCGGGACGTTGGGACGTTTTGCTTTACCCCAGTTTAAGGTTGCAGGGCATCGGATTAACCTAGCCGAATCTGCTGGCACAGCGGGGTCAACCTCAAACCCAAGATCAACAGTAAGTTGTTTGAACCTATCTGCATAGGGTTGCCATACAGATGTTGCAACCTCGGATTCAAAAATCCAATAGGCGTACAACCCCTTACCAGAATTCAATCGCACAGGCTCAGGCAGTCCTGAGTCAACGATGAACTTGTCCAATGCCGCCATACCTTCAGCTTGATCTGCATAGGGCTTGTCTTCCCCGCAGTCAATGTCCAGAAATAACGACCTCGTGAACAGGCTTGCTTCCTGTTTGCGCGAGTAGCTTTCATACGTACTCGGTGTGAAGTACGTATTCATTCCGTCTTGAGCGTTGAAGTGATCAACTAACTCAAGTACCTCATCTACACTCTCACAGAACCGGGTAGAAATCTTACCTTGTACCGTGATCCCTGCCACACAGTAGTACCCCTGCGTCGGCAAAATTACTTCATAAAATTGTTTAGTCATTGGATTGCAGAGACAATTAGGGCGGGGGATCACCCCGCCCAGAGCGAAATTACTTACCGCTATTAACTGTGCTACGAATCCGGTCTAGGTATGATTTTGCTTCTGCGACTGACTCTGCTGGCAGTCTTTCCTTCCCCATATCATCCTCGACCTGATCCATGAATCGGTCAATAGTGGGACGATAGGACATACGGATCATGCCTCCTCTGAACCAGCTATGTATCGTCATGCGAGACACGCCAAAAATACCAGCAACATGGATGGCTGGAAGGTTAGCGTTGACGCAAACCCTAGCTAACTCAACCCCAAGCCTACTGTCATCTTCTCTGCTAATCAGCTTCTGCAATTCTTTACCGTATGTCCTTGTCATCATCAACCTTTTTTAGTCCACTTTTTAACAATGTTCACAACATCTTCCACAGGCTCCGCTGGAACCTTCTTCACGCTTTCACGCTTAGTGGGTTCATCAGTAGACGCTGGGGCTTCGGTTGCCTCGGGCGTGTCAGGCGCATCAGCTTGGAACACTGTCAGCTTAATGGCAGACTCAGCGGCAGGGGACTTGCTCTGGCGCAAGACGGTGGGTTTCATGTCCTCTGGGACTGCTTGCGCAGGAGAGAACAGCACTCGGGGCACAGGTGCTTTAATGTCAAACTGCATCTTGGTAATCACACGACCAGCCGACACGTTGTTGTTGGCAAGCATCTGGATGTAGGGACGGAAAGGCCAACGACCATTCTCTTCCTTACCAAATGCGCTCATTGCAGGGAGCACCAACTGATACACATCGCCTGATGGATCATTAGGCAACACCACCGCAGTGCGCCAAGACAGCTTGCACTTAGTACCACTACCGCCCTGACCACTACCCTTCACAGAGTTGGGACAGTCATCGCACGACACGGCGGCGGGATTAGGCACAGCCTCATCGGGGGTCTTAGAGTTACTAGACCAGCATGTGGGCGAGGTCTTCTCACCTTCACGATATGCCCCATCGTAGCAAGTGCGTGAAGCCTCATGCGACATCTTCACAAAGATGACGTTCATCCAGTTCTCTTCGTTGACGCTAACTTCTTTGCCGCCAACAATCTTACGAAACACACGACCCTTGATAGAGATGCGTTTGCTGCCTTTGGTTGCGCCGCCAGCAACGGCAAGGGTATCCTCATCCAGACCTTGTTCGACCAAGGCAGGGTTGTTCTCAAAAAAGTTAGCAAGTTCGTTGCTCATGTTAGTTTTCTCCAAACTGTATTTACTGTTAAGCACGCTCGGTGGCTTTACGGACTGTAATCGCCATCTCACGCATTGCATTCACACCGGGCGGTAAGCCCTCGCCTTTGTGCTCGGTCATGAATTCTTTGAAGTTCTTTTGATGGATGCGGCGTTCAAACAGATCGACCGCGCCATGTTCAAGAACAAATTTTTTGAAGTTGTCCCAATCACTGCAAAAGAAACGCTCTTTGACTGAGCGCATCACAGTGCCGTGTTGGGTTCGTATGCTATCCGCATTGATGTCGCTACATGCTTGTAGCATTGAGCGTTCCAATCCTTCCATGTCTGTTTTTAATTCTTCGTCTTCAGCTTCGTAAGTTGCCTTAAGCTTCTCACGCTCTGCGCGTATTGTCAAGTAGGTTTCCACCAATTCTTCCATGTTAGTCATCGTCTTCTCCTATTCCTATTTCCGTTTGATAGAGATCAACTAATTTGTTGTGCATGTCAACTTTGTTTTGTAGCATCTCAAAGACCCGACGCTCTACGTCAGAGCCTTGAAGGTGTACGACAGTCATCTTATTTTGTTGTCCTACGCGATCCATTCGGGCTATGCATTGAAGGTATGTTTCAACCGACATGACAGGAGACCAAAAGACCACAGTATTTGCGGCAGTCAATGTGACGCCATGTGAAGCCGCTTGAGGCTGAATGATCAGCACCCTCGGGTTAGTTGCTGTTTGAAACCTGATGAAGATTTCATTGCGCTCCCTTGCTGAAACGCTACCGGATATTATTTCTGATGAGTATCCCTCCTTGGTTAAAAAATCACTTACAACACTGATGGTGTGGCGATAAGGCACAAACACAATCACCTTCTGTTCTGTCTCCTCCATCACTTCGCGCAAAGCCTGTTTGCGTGGTGACACATCAAACTCCAACACCTCGCCGCTATCCGTATAAACTGCGCCACCGGATAGCTGAAGTAACTTGTTCAAAGAAGCCGCCGCATTGACTGCGCTGACCTGTTCCCCTGCCGCCTGAACCATCATCTCTTTCTTCAGCAGTCTGTAGTAAGCCTTTGCTTGCGGTGTGAGTGGCACTTCTCTGATCTGGTACACAACATCGGGCAGGTCAAGGCATTGGGCCTTCTCAAAGCGTATGGCGGGTTGCAAAGCGTTGAACACGACTTCTTTGGCTTGAGGCTTTGGTATCCACTTAAAGCGTGTGATCTGTTGCATCACCTTGTCGCGCCACGCCGTTACGAATTTCGGCACACCGCTTGGGTTAACCAGCCGCCCTAGCCCATAGGCGTCAAGGGGAGACTGACTCGCAGGGGTTCCTGTCATCAACCACAGGTAGGAGTTGACCTGAATGATTCTTGAGAGGGTCTTCCAGCGTTGCGTAGTGGCGTTCTTGTATGCGTTTGCCTCATCCACAATGATCAGGTCAAAGCCACCTGCGGCAATTTCTTTCTGGATGACGCTAACGCCGTCATAGTTGATGATGACAAACTCATAGTTGCCCGCAATAATTTTCTTGCGTTTGTCTGGAGTGCCATAGCACACGGCGCAGGTGCGGTGCATAGCAGTTTTAAATAGGTCGGCTTGCCACGCTGAGAACATGATGGACAGAGGGCAGATGACAAGGACTCTATGGATCAATCCTTTTTTCATCAAGTAGTCAGCCGCCCATATCGCCGCTGATGTTTTGCCTGTACCTGCCTCGTTGAAGCAGAAAGCACGTTTACGCAACGTCAAGAATTCCGCTGTTTCAACTTGGTGATCAAAGGGCTTGAACAAACCGGGCCAGTCATAATCCCGAGTGATGGGAGATGGCACTTTAATTTCTCGCGGCACGATGCCTGCAAGGCGTTCCATCTCAGGGAGTTGCCAGTTAACCAGCACCTCAGACAACCCTGAGGCGTTGTTCAGTATCTCACTCTTCTCAATGCATGATGTGATGAACTGAGCATCCTCGTATGGAGCCTTGAATCGCACTGCACTGTCTAACACTATTTCCATTACTGTCCTTGAACTGATTGTTGGTGTCAAGCCTGTCGCGTTGGAGATCAGTATGCTTACTAATTGGAACGCCGCTTGACTGACACGGTTAATAGGTCAAACCTAAGAAAACCTTGTGGCCCACTCGTGCCTTACGACCACACCCCTAAGTATAGGGGCAGTTTTGCATTTGTCAAGTTATTTATTTCATCGAACTATCGGGGTTTCTACTGAAGGAACGATTTTTTCGTGGGGATTCTAAGCGAACCCCATCCTTGTTAGACCCACCTTTAGACAATGCCTTGACATGGGCAACGTCCTTACCTGTGCGGTCAACACCCTTTTTGTCTAGTTTGCGTCTAGCACGTTGACGCTCCATGCGGTTGGCTAACTCACCACGTTCTTTCTGCTGCTCGTACTCTTTTTTATAAGGTCTGGGTTTATTAACATAAGCCACGATCCACCTCCATTTGGTGTTTGATAGAGTTGTACATCATCTTAGCCTCCGCAATCGCCGCAAGGGCTTCGCCTAGGGCTACATCATAGTCACGGTCTAACATGGCATCGTGCGCGTTTTTGAGCGCCTTCTCTGCCATCATGCAGGGCCGTGCGTAGTCAATCAAAACTCCTTCTTCCATCATTTATCCTTATAGTGATCACAGGTTGATACAGGACACCAACCGCACAGGGGCGTTGGGTTCTCTTGCCATACGCCTGTCTCCATACAGAGGCTCAAGCGTTTCAGCGGGGGGTGGAAATCTTCCCACAACTCTTTTAAATTCTCGCGCTGGAATTCACAGGTAATAAAGTCATTGTGTGCAACGAACAATAACCCAGCCTTTATGTACTCCAACTCCGGAAAATGGGCGAACGCCATTAGCGCCATCAACTGCAACTGTTTGGGATCAGCGTAGCGATTGCTTCCGGTCTTATAGTCAACGATAAAACCATCGGACTCATCAATGACCAGCAAGTCGGCAATGCCCCGCGCCCAGTAATCCTTTGCGCCAAAACTGCATGGGGTCAGATCGTACCTAACCGCCATGTGATGCTCTGGGTACTTCTCCCCCTCCATCTCGCGAAAGACATCAAGCATTGGCTTGAATCTCTCGTAGTTACGTTCTAGGGGAGTGCCATCCTTGACATAGTGTTCAAGGGCTTTGTGTACTACATTGCCGTACAGCGTCTGTTTGGTCGGGGCTTTGTTAAACCGCTTGAGTACCTTGACCTCATGGTACTGTCTAGGGCAATTTATGAAGTCCTTGAGACCGGAGTAAGACCATTTAAGTTCCTGCATACTGAATCCGTACTGGTAGTTTTAGACGGTGAATCTTAGCAGTCGCCGTAGTTTTGTGCAAACCCAGCCTCGCATGCAACAGGCAGTCCAGAGGCCCACGCTGGCGGCGTAGACATGATGCCAGTCACGAAGGCTACAGCCTTGTCCACCTCATCCTCGGGGGCAACAATCACCGCCGCATCGTGGACAGTTAAGACCACCTGATACTTCTTGTTGATCTCATTCATCTGCTCGCCCACAATGATCCGCGCCAAGGCTTGCACCACGTTCTCTACGAATGTCCCACCCCATATGGATACATCTCCCTTGCGGGATGAGTAGATGGTGCGTTGCCTTACTGTGTCAGCCTCTTCCTCTGACCCAGACGCAATGATCTCATCAATATGCCTTAAGTCTTTGTAGCGTATACCCAGACCGTTGGGTAGGGTAACCCCTGACTCGTCTACCTTCACGCACTTCTGCACCCCGAAGTAATAGGTCTTGCCTCCAAAGTCCTGCGTGACCAACTTTTTCAGGACAGTATCGCCTTCTGTCCATAGATTTTTTATACTAGGGTAGGTATCCCGATAGACAGTAACAATGTCCTTGCATTCTTTCTCGGTCAGGGTGCGCCCCATTGACTTCAGTTGGTGCATAAACTTACTACCGCCCATGCCGTAGCCGCATCCAAGGATGGTTGTTTTACCTACGAACCTCTCGTCCTTGTCGATGCCCTCAACCGCTTTGGCATATATCTTGGACGCCATGATCTTGTAGACATCCTCTTTGTCTGCAAAGGCTTTTACCAAATCAGACTGCCCTGAGAGCCAAGCTAACACGCGAGCCTCAATCTGGGATGAGTCGCAGTTAATTACTACATAGCCCTCTGGTGCAACGATGGCGCGTTTAAGCGCCTTCTTCTTGGGGTCGCGGCTGGGTAAGTTCTGGAAGTTAACCTTATCATAGCCAGCCCATCTACCCGTGTGTGCGCCGTAGTATTTCAAAGGGATGGGAATAGTCCCTCGGTTGCGCTTACCTATATCAATAAACCGCTGGATGCGGGACTCTTCGATCGTGGACTTAGTGCCCAGTCTTACGGCACACAAGTGCTGGATGAATGAATCCTCATGCTCAGTCAAAGCTATAAACTGTGGGTCGCCTTTAGCCAGCGCAAGCGTGGGCTTACCTGTTGTCTTGCTGATCTTCATCTCGGGCTCAACGCCAAAGTCGCGCAACACCTTGGCAAACTGGGGGTTACTCGCCAGCTTCTTGCGTACTGCCTCCTCATCCTCGCACTCCAACTTGTCCTTGAGGGATGAGAGCAACTCCTGTTTCTCTTTGTTCAACGCCTTCAAACGCTCGTACAACACAGGCTCATCGATCATCAACTTAGGATGTGTGAACATCCGGAGTGTCATATTTATTAGATTAAGTTCGGATTCAGGCATGGCCGGAACCAGCTTAAAGAACAAGTCGTAGGTCAACTGGACATCGTTCATGCAGTACTGGCCGTACTCTGCCAACTCTATCGGGGTAAAGTCTGCTTGGTATTTACCGATCGCCTTGAGTACCTCATCGCCTTTGACGCCCAACTGATAACGCTCGGCTAACGCTCGTAGAGACCCACCCACCTCAACGCCATGCATCGCCCTTGCCATGCACAAAGTATCAAGATAAAACTTGGGCGAGATGCCAAAGAACCATTTGAGGATGGCCCCATCAAACATCGTGTTGTGACAGAGAAGATTGCTGTTGCGCCAATCAAGGGATAGCAGGGTCTTACGCAAAGACTCACGACTGCCTGAGTACCACTGCACAGGATCAGTATCGATCTTGATACCAACTCCAATGACTTCAAACTCGGGGGAGCGTATGTACTCCTCCGTAGGTAATTTACTTAGACTGAACGACTTTGAATAGTAAGTTTCAAAGTCAAGGGTAATTAGGGACAAAGAAGACTCCAAAAAGAGGGGGCGTGTCGCCCCCTCGTTAATCACATGCGCTTAGGTGCAGGGCGAATGAACCCTGCTATCTGCATAGGCTTACCAGCAGGGTTAGGTTCATCGTAGAACATCCTGTTGCGCAACGCCTCTACGTCGTCATCCCTAAAGAATTTATTGGGCGTTAAACCTCTTACGGTTTCTATCGCTCGCTCAACGAAATCTAATTGCCCAGATAACGCCGCCTCCCTTAGAATGTTTTGCTGTGCCATAGTTAAAAGAGTGTGATATGGTGGGTTAAATTTTTTCATGTTCAGTCCGCAGGGGTATGATATTCGTTCTTCTCAATGGCTCTGTCAAGATACCATCGCGCTTTTCTGAGGTCTTCAAGACCTTGATTTGTACCCTTGTGCCCTGCTCTGGTTATGTACTTGACCACATTACCCAAGTGATACCCCAGACCTTTGGCTTCGATAAAGTCAATGGTCTCTACGCCCCCTACCTTGTAGTGAGAGGGTTGGTTCACCGGATCATGCACTGTGGATGTCACGCCTTGCATACGCGCAGGTATCTTGTTCAAGCCGTAAGAAAGGTTAGACAGTTGCGCTGGGCCAAGACTGCTGTACTGTTCTTTAGGAATAAACACAGATTTGTACTTACCTGTAACTTTTACAAACCCATCAGGTTGATGCGCTACCGTGCAGTTAGACGGCTCAGACCCCCCTGAGGCAATGGTTGCCGCAGTTGAGTTCTTCTTGTCAAAGTGGCGTATCCCATAGATAGTATGTATGCCTACGCCAAACATCCCTGCTATTGTTTTTAAAGACACATCAGGGTTAGCGTACATGTATGCGCGTATCTTGTTTGTTTTACGGCGCGGGGTTCTCTTGTTCATTTCTCTCTCCAAAAAATTAAAAAGGTTAGTTCATTTTGAGTGTGTGGATTGTTTTTCAAGTGTTCACGATGACTCCTTCCCAAGATTTTTTCTTTGCTTCTTAAAGAAATATTTGATCGCCTCATGGCTCACACCGAACCGCTCGGCGATTTCCCTCATTGATACCCCCTGCTTGCGTAGGCTCAAGGCTCTACGCTCGTCAATCAGTGTGGGTTTGCGCCCACTCCCCGGTCTTGCTCCTCCTTTCATGTGTTCTCCTTTGGTGGCGTCCACCCTAGTGCGGTTGCAATGCGGATTGCCGCCGACTTGTCAATCACAGGCTCTGTGCGCTGTGGTGGGGTGGTCCAGAATCCAACTTCAACAAGGGTGTCGGCAGCGTCTTTTGCTGGGTCTTGGCTTTCCAACTCTGCCATCACCTTATGCGCGGCGCGAACCATTGCGTCTTCGGTAGATGCCTTCGTGTCGCGTCTAATTGATGCTAATTGCTTCTCAGCAAGTGCATCCCAGTCTTGCTCTGTGCGCTGTGGTGGGTGGGTCGATAAATAATGCGTGCCCGCTGACACTTTGTAGTCCTCAGATTGCATGACAAGCGTAATGGTGTTTTCTGAAAAATCAGCACTATCAATGAGACAAGGCCACGCCACAGGCTCTTGCTCTGGCTGTGCCAATCGTTCTTTGAGGTCGGCGACTACTGCGTATCGGTCGATGTGCCCTACGCTGTCTCTATCATCAGGAACATTTTCAATATAGTCAATTGCCTGCTCCAGTAATTTGTCAGTCATGCTTGTCCCCTTTCTAAAATAGCGGTGGCGCAGTCAATGCAAGTCACATCCCACATGCACTTGTCTGTGTCGCTGTAAATATCTGGGGCTGGCAATTCTTCACACACCTTTGCACACGCCTCACGCTCTTTGGCGGCTACAAGGTTGGCAAAGCGTTCGAGAAATTCAGTGGATTGAGTGCCGACCCAAGTTGTCCACCCGTGGCCTCCAACGTCAGATCCTCCGGCCTCTCTTACCATCTCAATGATTTCATCTTGTGTCATGCTTATTCTCCTCTAGCTCTGATGGCTTCTGCCAATCCCTGCACATCGTAGTCGGGCCATTCATCTGCTACCTTTGCACACGCTTCACGCTCATGCTGTGCCACCAG